TTAGCACAAGAAGAACTTTAACGGTTGAAGGTTAGCGGTTAATGGCAGGAGATACAAATAGCAATATTTTTATAAATATTGATACCTCACAAGCAATGACGCAACTGCGTCTTCTTGAAAAGGAACTTACTGCTCTTAACCGCTCCCTCATCGTTGGAACAAAAACTGCAGCAGCAGCACAATCAAAATACGCACAATCTCTTTTACATAATGTAAATGCCACTGGTCAGTGGACTGCTTCAATGACAAGAATGAGCACTGCCTCTGAGCAGTTTGCCAGTAAACTAGACAAACAAAAACTTTCACTTAAAGAATATTTTAGATATGGCGCAGCATCTACCAAGACATTTGGAAAGATGTTTGGCAGTGAATTTGATACTATAGGAAAGTTAGTTGAAAAACGTGTAAAGACACTTCAGCAACAATATGTTCAACTTGGACGTGACGCTCAAGGCGCAATGAACGCTATGAAGTTTACACCAAAAGCACTTAATTATGGAAATGTAACTACGCAGTTAATGGCTGCCACACAGCGTCAGCAAATATTTAATAAGTTAGTTGATGATGGTTCTACTAAACTTCTTAACTTTGGTAAGAATACACAGTGGGCAGGTCGTCAACTTATGGTTGGTTTTACTGTTCCGCTCTTGCTATTTGGATCACAGGCACTTAAAGTATTTAAAGAAATTGAAACACAAACAATTAGATTTAAAAAAGTTTATGGAGATATTTTTACAGATCAAGGAGCAACATCTGCTGCTTTAAAAAATATTCGTGCTCTTGGTGATGAATATACAAAGTACGGCCTTAAAGTTTCAGACACAATTAAGATGGCTGCAGATGCTGCAGCAGCAGGCTTTAGCGGAAAAGGTTTAGAAGACCTTGTAAAGCAAACAAATAAACTAGCAGTGCTTGGTGGAGTAACTCAAGAAAAAGCATTAGAAACAACTATTGCATTAAGGAATGCATTTCAAATTGATTCTGGAGCAATGGCTGGAACAATTGATTTCCTTAACGCTGTTGAAAACCAAACTGTTGTAGCCCTTGATGATTTAACAGAAGCAATTCCAAAAGTTGCACCAGTTATTCAGCAATTAGGTGGAGACGTAAAAGATCTTGCATACTTTATGGCTGCAATGCAAGAAGGTGGAATTTCTGCAGCACAGGGTGCTAACGCACTTAAGTCTGGACTTGCATCTTTAATTAACCCAAGTAATGCTGCTGCTAAGGCTGCATCAGCAGTTGGAATTAATATTAAAGGTATTGTTGAAGCCAATGCGGGTAATTTAAGAAATACAGTAACATCATTTGCAAAAGCATTACAACCACTTACAGATCTTGAAAGATCAAGAGTAATTGAAAAAGTATTTGGAAAGTATCAGTTTGCTAGAATTTCTGCACTATTAAATAACCTTGGAAGAGAAGGAACTCAGGCTGCTAGAGTACTTCAATTAACAAATGCATCTGTTGAAGAACTTGCAATTTTGAGTCAACGAGAATTAAAAATTCAAGCAGATTCTCCACTAAATAAATTTGTTGGATCTGTAGAAAGATTAAAAGCATCAATTGCACCAGTAGGAGAATTGTTTGCAAAAGTCCTTACACCAGTAATTGAGTTTATATCAAGAATGGCTGAAAAGTTTAATGGTCTACCAGATGGAATAAAAAAGGCTGTTGGAGTTATAACTATTGTTCTTGGTGGGCTTGGACCACTATTTTTAATGACCTTTGGTTTGCTTGCAAATGCTGTTGCAAACTCAGTTAAGGGAATACAGGTTTTAAGAAAGGGATACCAGCAATTATCTGCGGGATCTAGCGATGTAGCATTAAGAACTCAATATCTAACACAAGAAGAATTAGAAAACATTTCTATTAGTAATGCCCTTTACTCTAAGCATCAACAATTATCTGCAGCATATCAGTTAGAAGCAGCAGCATTAACATCATTAACAAGCGTTTATAAAGGTGCATCAGTTGCAATGGGTGGTTTTGCTGGACAGAACCCAGGAATGTTTATGCCAGGTCGTGGCGGTATGCCAAGAAAGTTTGCATCAGGAACAACATCTGTACCAGGTCCAAAGGGAGCAGGAGATGTAGTTCCATCTATGCTATCTCCTGGAGAAGCAGTTATTCCAGCAAAGCAGTCACAAAAGTATTCAGGATTTATTAGTCAAATAATTAAAGACAAGGTTCCAGGTTTTGCTGGAGGCTTGTTCCCATCATTTGGAGCAGCAGCAACTGTTGGAAAGGGGATTCCACTATCATCAGGACCTGCAGCATTCCGTGAAGCACAGCAGGCTAGATATGCAGCAAGAGATGCTGCTCGTAGAGGACTATCTTCAAACGTTGCACCAGTAGTTCCAATCTCTTCAAGACTTTCAGGAATTAGATATTCTGCTGAAGGATCAAAGGTTCGTGTTTCAGTTGGAGATGAATCATTCTTAATTCCAGCATCAAAACTTGATAACTTTAAGTCAAAACTTAAAGAAAATGAAACATGGATGATCGCTAATAAGCGAACAGATAATACAGAGCAAGAACTACTTCGTACAATTAAAAGAAAGGGCTATGGAGGTAAAGATGTTACTCCTAGCCAAATCTATTCAAGACTTCCTAAATTTAGTAATGCAAGAAATAGTCAACAGAATCAAGATATTGCAGATAAAAGATTTAGAGCACTACTTAAATCAAAGAACCCACATCTATTAAAACTACAAAATTATTTAGTAAATGAAGAAAAAGTTTATCTTGAAAAGGTTTTAGGACAAGACGTTGTTAAATCCTTAAAGGGATGGGATGTAAATAAACTAACACCAAGTCATATTAGAGAAGTTAGATCTCAAAATCGCACACCAGAAGACTGGGCAGCAGGTAAGATTGCGAGAGACTGGGGTTGGTTTAACTCTGGCTTAAGAGGAACAAAGTTTGGAAATGTAAAGGGTGGACACCCTCTTAATGCTGCACAAGCAAGAGAAGTATTAACTAATCTGCAGAAGACACCATTTGACAAACTTCCAAATGAGAAGAAGGCACTTCAGGCTGCACTAGAATATAGATTAAGTCGTAAGCCTTCATACTATGATGACTTTATTTTTACAGATAATGCAATGATGAAGATTAAGCCAACTATGAATTTGGCTAATGGAATTGTTTCAGTACCTGGACCAAGGGGTGCTGGCGACATTCAGCCAGCAATGCTTTCTCCAGGTGAGTCTGTAATTCCTGCAAAACAATCCGCTAAATACATGCCACTTATTCAGTCAATGGTTGCTGATAAAGTTCCAGGGTATGAGAATTCAAATCTTAATCCATTCTCTGGAACACCAGCACCAGCAGGAATGGTATATACACCATCTGGACTATTAGTTCCAGCAGGCGGAGGACAAGCATCTGCTGCTTCAAGATCACCAGATAGAGTTGAACGAGCAATTGACAAATTCTTTGATAAACCAAGAGTTAAAAAACTTGGAGATAGAATAGATAAATTTTCTGCTCAAATGGGTAAAACAACACCAACAGTTGCAAAACTTGAAAATACTGTAAATAAAACTACACAAGCATTTGGAACAGATAAGACTCGTGGATTCCGTGGATTCATAGGCGGATATGGAAATGTAAAAAATACAATAACAGATGAAGGTGGAGCAACAAGAGCAGCCACTGCTGCAGAACGCACAAACATGCGTCAAATGAATAGAATGAATTTTACACAAAAAATGATGCCAGCACAAATGATTGGAATGATGGCACCAATGATTGCTCAAGGATATGCTCAAAAAAATCCAGACAGCGGTATTGCAAAAAACATGGATATGATTATGATGTTATCTATGTTGACTATGCTTTTGCCAATGCTTAACAGTCCACTTAAACTACTTATTGCAACTGCAGTTGGACTTGTTGCTGTATTTAAAATGCAAGCAGCAACAATTAAAAAGAATATTATTGAAGGACAAAAACAAGCAGAGTCAATGACTATGACTACTAAGCAACTTGAAGAACTTGGAAAAATTACTGGAAGAGTTTCTATTACTCAAACCTCTGCAGCAAAAAGAGCAGGAAGAAATACAGACATTGTTCCTGTTAGCATGGAGTTTGGAAATAACCTTATTGCAAATAGTGATTTTGGCAAAAACCTTAAAGCATCATTTGATACTGCAATGACTACATTTGGTTCAGGAACAGCAGTAGACTCCTTAGTAAATCAACTAGGAACAGCAGTATCACAAGGAGTTCTTGATAGAGGTCAGGCAGAATCAATTGCTGTTGCTCTTACTAGAAACCTTAAAGATGCAAAACTTGAACTTGATGTTAGAGGTAGATTGATTCAACTTCTTGGACCTAACGGAGAAAACCTTGTCAATAGTCCATTACAGGTTCAAGTTGATTTAATAAATACTGGACAAAACTTACAAAAGGCTGCTCTTAATAATTTAAATCTAGTTGCTAAGCAACAAGTTGGAGTTAGCAAGGGAGAAGTTGGTCAATTAGTAGGAGGTGGAATTGGTGGAGCCCTACTAGGTGCAAGAGCAGCAGTACAGGTATCAGATTTAGTAGCAGGCGCAGGAGTAGAACGTGCTGCTGGAGCAGGAAGAGTTGGATCAGTTTTAAGAGCCGCCAAAGCAGCAAGAGTTGCAACAACTGTAGGATCTGCTGGACTCGCAGCAACTGGTGCAGGTGCACCAATTGGAGCAGCAGGAGCGGCAATAGGAACAGTTATTTTTGGTGGTATTGAATTAGCAATTAGACAATATCAAAAGGGTAAAGAAAAGGCTGCAATAGGAAAAGCAGCAGGAATGCTACAAGGCATAATCTCACAAAATGTTGCTGCATCACAGGCAAGCATAGATGCCTTAACATCTCAGTATGATTCTGCAATTGTAAATCTTCAACTTAAAAAGCAAACATTAAAAACAGAACAAGAGCGTAAAGCAGTTGATGATCAAATTGCTGAACTAGAGTCTAAGAAGCAGTCTGGACTAAAAACATTAAGATCAAAGCAGGCAGAACTTCTAGGATCTGCTTCATCTAATTATGATAAGGTTTCTGGCCTATCACTTTTTGAAAGGCTTCCTGGAGGATCTGGCCGTGGTCAAGTACGTGACAAGTACATGGAGGCATTCTCAGTTGGAATGCAAGATAAATTTAAAGATAATGCACCACTTAAGGCTCAGGCTTCTGTATTGCAGTCACAACTTGATAAAATTGGAAAAGACAAGGTAACTCTTGAGATTTCAACATTAGTTACATCAGATGTATTAACACCAAATGAAGCCTCAACACTTGTAAGTACATTAACAAGATCTGGTGGAGACATACAAAAAAATCTACAAGCCCTTGTTAGAGTTCAAGGAACAGAAGGAGTCCAAAGACTTTCTACAATACTAACTCTTCTTCCAAATGAGAGTAATCAAAAACAACTTATTCTTGCTGTAAAAAATATGAATAAATCTGATGCAGATGCTACATTATCTGCTATTGAAGAACTTGGAAAAATTCCAGATTATATTGGAATTGATATAAATATTGAAACACAAAAAAATGATATTGAAGATTTAAAGGCAAGAGGAAAAGAAGTTGATGCATTAAGAAAGAAATTCCCTAATGGTCAACTAAGCCTTAAGGCACTTGTTAAGATGCAAGAAGAAGCAGGCGGTCCAAATAAAAATCTTACACTTGATGCTGCAATTACTCAATGGACAGCAATTTCTAAACTTCCAAAAGAACTACAGTTCCAAGCAATGATTACAATTGGATCTATTACTGAAAGTGATAGTTTTGAAAAAATTATAGATAGAGAACTTACAACAATGTTTGCTAAGAAATATCCAAAAGCCAAGGGAAGACTTGCAGCAACTGCATTAAATAACTTTAAGAAAGATGCAGATAATATTGCAGCAGCACAATCAGCGTATTTTGAAAAAGTTGCCCCACAACTATTTGGTACAGCAAATATTGATGGATCAAAAACTGGAACAAAAACTGGAACAACTGGAGATGCTCCAAAGAAAGATATGTCATTCCTTAATGATCTTGCTCAAAGACTAAAACTTGTTAAAGAAGGTGGATTTAATGCTCTCACTCCTTTAGTCTCTTTAAGAAAATTTCTTGACGATGGCGGTAAAAAGTCAATAAATCCAGGACTTGATGATCAACGTGGAGCAATAAAGCAAATAGAAACAGCAGCAAAGGCTGCTGGAATTTCTATTGATAAAGACTTTATGGAAATTATTAGAGGTTTAGATGCAGAACAGTTTAAGTTATGGTCAGAGACTTTATTTAATATTCAAAAAAATGGAAGAATTACTGGCCTTAAAGATGACTTTATAGTTATTAATGAAGGATTCCGTAAAGCAACTATTGGCGGATACATTCAAGATGTCAAGGATGCAACTAAAGAAATTGAAAATCAAATTACAGCCAATGAGGTATTAACAAAAGAAGGCTATAACTCACTTGAGATTCAAAAGATATTGCAGGATGCTACACTAACTGCAAAAATTGCAGCACAAGGTGGATTAAAAGCCACTAAGGAAGAACAAGCAGAATTAAATAAAGAAATACAAAAGACTATTGACCTTAATTACAAATTGGCTAAAATTAAACTTAACGAAGATATGGCTGATACGCAAGCACAAATTGATGCATTTAAAAAATTAAATGAGGCTGGAATAAAGCATGAAACAATCATTGAACTTATTAAGAACAAGTCATATGCTTGGGCTATTGCAAACTCTGTTGGAGATGTTTCTCTTCAGTTTGAAGATTTAATTAAAAAGACTGAGGCATATGCAGCAATGCTTAAGGTTCTTGAAAATGCTACAAAAACCTTTGAACAAAAAACACAAGATGGAATTGATGCAAATGTTTCTGCTCTTGACCTAGAAGCAAGAAAATTGCAAAACCAATTTGATTTAGACAACTTTGAATTAAAAGCCAAGATTAAGTTGGCTGAAGGTGCAGTTGAACAAGTAAATAACGATATTCAAAGTCAGCAAGATAAAATTGATGACATTAACTTTACATTAAAATATGACCCTACTATTGGACAAAACCTTGTTGATGACTTACAAGAACAGATAAGTGATCTACAAAGAAATATTGACTTAACATTTGATAGACCAATTCAAGAACTTTCAGATAGATCTAACATACTTTCAAATGATTTAACACTAATTGATAAGGCTGCAGAATCAATTAATGAAAAGTACGATGCTCAAGAAAAAGCATTACAGAAAATATCTGAACTTAATCAAGATATTGCTAACCAGGAAAGAAGTCGTATATCTCTTGCAGATGCCCTATCTCAAGGTGATATTTCTGCTGCAGCACAAATAGCAAATGATATGCGTTCAACTGCAGCAGACTCAGCAAATCGCACATCTGGAGAACTACTTACAGCAGCAAGAAAGTCTGAGATTGATGGATTAGTTTCTGCAAGCGGTATGACAAAAGCACAGATTGAAGCAGAACAGTTTACAATTGCACAAAGAACGTATGCATTAGAACAACAAAGAAAGATTGCTCAACAAGCAATTGTTGAAATAGAAGATAGAATCTACAATATAACTGAATTAAGAGAAGCAAAACTTCTTTCAATTAGAAGTATTGAGCAAGTTATTGATGGACTAAAAAATAATCAACTTAGGTCAGCACAGGCTAATCTTGATGTACTTCAAAAAGAACTTGATAAAAACCAAGAAATTCTTGATGCTGCACTTCTTAAAATTGAAAGACAAAAACTAGAATGGGAATCTGTACAACTTAAACTTGATTCTTATAAGGGCAAACTAATAGAAGCCAATGGCGAACTTAGAACAATGCTTGATATAGTTAATTCAATTGCTGCAGCCTTTGCAAGAATTAAAATGCCACAACTTAACGGTAGCGGTGGTAGCGGTGGTTATACATATGATCCAAATGCTTCTAAGGATGCTAACAAAGAAGCAGAAGATGCTGCCAAGGCAGCAGAAGATGCAGCAGCAGAGGCAGCAGCAGCAAATGATGCTGCAACCGCAGCAGCACTAGCAGCAGCCGATGCAATCGCAGCAGCAGAAATAGAGGCTGCAAAAATTGCTGCATCATTAGCAGCAACTAAATCAAACCTTTCTCCAAAAGCACAAAAGATTTTATCTGATGCAGCAAAAGCAGAGGCAGCAAGACTGGCAGCACTTGAAAAACAAAATGCTCAATATGCAGCCAGAGCAGCAGGTATGGCAGCACGTTATGGTGGAATGTCTTATGGTGGAATGGTTCCAAGATATATGGCAACTGGAGGAAAGGCAATAGGCTCTGACACAGTTCCAGCAATGTTAACCCCTGGAGAATTTGTAATGAATAAGGGGGCAACAAAGGCTTTTGGCCCAACACTTGCAGCAATGAATAGTTCTAAATTCCCATCAATGCTTAAAGGTGGACTTGTAACTCCAATATATCAAACATCTTCAAATAATATTATGGCTCCATCAAATATGTCAAATTCAAGTTCCGTAAATAACAACTCAAGTTCAGTGTATAATTACAATGTAGGAATTAATGTTAGCGGATCTAATCTAAACCCTCAAGATATTGCAAGGGCAGTTATGACACAGATTAAGGGCGTTGACTCACAGAGAATTAGGACACAGAGGTAATAATGGCCACAGCAGCGTATTTAACGGGTAGACGTAGGTATCAACGCCCCCAGGCCTTATTGTGGTCTGAGAACCCTGGCACACTGGTTAATGGGGTATACCTGCCCACTGGCTATGAAGTACAAGGTAACTTTGCTGCATCTACAGATACAGATCTAATTAATCAATTTCTTATTCTTTCAGACCATAATCGTGGGGAATTAAATTTTACCCCAACAAGAATAGAACAAAGACAAAGAACCATTAATGGACGTATGCGTTCATATCACATAGCAGATAAACTAACAATGTCTGTTTCCTGGAATAATTTACCATCAAGGGCATATTATCAAGATGCAGGGTTTTTGGCTACTGGTTTATCCCCTGATAAAAATACAACTGGTGAATTTACAGCAGATGGTGGAGCAGGTGGAGTAGAACTACTTGACTGGTATGAAAACCATACAGGACCTTTTTGGATGTTTATGGCATACGACAAGTACTCAAATTTTGGCAAGGATGATGCAGACTATGGACATCTTGCACAGTATAATCAAATAATGCAAGTTTATATTGCAGATTTTTCTTATTCAGTTGTAAAGCGTGGTGGGGCAAATCACGATCTTTGGAATATTTCGGTAACTCTGGAAGAGGTCTAAATGTTTGTTAGTGAGACATTAAAGACACACCTAGAAACATATTCAACAATAAACCTTCAGTCATTAATCTTGGCTGAATGGAATATGAACATGCCAGATAATATATATAAACTTGGCAATTACAGATACAGACCAACAGGATCCGATGTTCAGTATAGAACCATTCCATTAAGTTTTGATAATTTAGATTTAGGTAACTACTATACAGGTGCAACTGATGCAGACATAGTTATAGACGGAGGGTTTGATAACTCTGGAGTACCGCAATTATTTACATCAACTAAAGAAAAAATGAAAATGATCTACTCTTTAGAGGATTGCATAAAACCCTTTAGACCACGTTCTGGAATAAACAAAGCATCTTATTTTAATAACAGGTATCTTGCAAACTCTGGTGCTTTAATGTCACAAAGACCAAGATACTACATGCCATCAAGATATGATGAATTTAGATATTGGTCATCTTTTAGAACAGAAAATAATATTGAAAGAGGAATCTCTAATGTTTTATCTAATGGGTTAAATTATATTGAGGACGCTGTACCATTTGTTGTATATAAAGAAAATGTTCCAGCAAATAGACTTGTAGTAAAAATGCAAACAAACGTAGGAACGGCAGATCTTGGAACCTTTACAACACAGTCAGGAACCCTGCAGGATCCTCTATATGGCACAACAAATAAAACAACTCCAGTTAGATGGAAGATTCAGTATTTAAATGAAAATAGTTGGATTGATGCCTATTCTTTTGATGAAAACTCTGTTCGTGATGATGGTTCTGCAATTATTCCAGAAGATGGATATGTTGAATTAGAGTATGGTTTAAATATACCAGATCAATATGCTTCAACATTTTTCTTTGCAGAAACGTTGTCATCTGAAACATTACTTCCAGAAACCTCTTTAGATGGATATGCCTATCTTGTTATTGAAAACGAAAATGAACGTGGTACTTTTTATATTTGGAACGGAACAAACCAAGAATACGATATTTATATTCCTGAGTATGGCTGGAGTCTGGGTTCTGGAGTATTGAATAGATCAACAAAACTAGTAAAAGATTTAACTAATCCATACCTATTTATAAATGATGCAAATAATTCAACAACCTACAGAGAGTTTTCCTATATTCGTGGAATTAGAATTGTTGCAGAAACAATGAATAAGTTTGATTGCACTTTTGATTTAATAGAGTTATCTCCAAGACTTGTTGTTGATATTTCTGATAAAGTTATTGAATTTAATATTAAAAAAATATTATCAGACATAGGAATTACGTCTTTGCCAGTAGGACAATTACTTGCATCAACTGGATCACTTTCTCTATTTGACGATGATCAAGCATTTAATGAAAACAATACTTCCAGTATAGTTTCAAAGTATATTAGAAAAAATATTAAGTTTCTTTTTTATGAATCAATATTAGATGTTGATGGAGATGAATACTCTGTTCCAATAAAGACACTTTACTCTGAAGGATTTCCACAGGCAAACGTTAGCGCAGCAACACTATCTTTAGAGTTAAGAGATTTTTTCTTTTTCCTTGAATCAATGCCAGCCCCAAGATTGCTTACAACACAAACTTCTTTGAGTTATGCAGTATCCATGCTTCTTGATTATATTGGCTTTAGTAATTATGTCTTTAGACGTGTTGATGATGAAAGTGATCCCATAATTCCATATTTCTTTGTACCGCCAGATCAAAATGTTGCTGAAGTTTTAAATCAATTAGCAGTTTCAACACAAACCGCAATGTTTTTTGATGAATACAATAACTTTATTGTAATGAGTAAAGACTATATGATGCCAAGCCTAGATCAAAGATCAACAGACTTTGTTTTATCTGGCTCAAATAACCAACAAGACTCTGGTGTTATAGAAAATTCTACATCTGGAAATCTTCCAAATATTCTTTCAATAGCATCGCAAGACAAAAAAATCTATAATGATGGTAAAATTAATTACACAACTAGATATATTCAAAGATCCTATGGCTCTGTTCGTCAATCAACCATGATTGATAAAGAAAAAACATGGATATATAAACCCTCACTATTATGGGAAGTTGCAGGAACAGACTCTACAAAAACAATAAATGAGTTGGCTTCAAAACAAGGAAGTTATGTTCTTGGAGCAATGCCATTAAATTCTGATATAGGTTCAAATTTGCCAATTGTAGTTGGTGGGGTAGTTACAAATAATGTTATAGATCTTGGTGAAAATATTTATTGGTTAACAAGATATAGTGGGTACTTATATTCTAATGGAGAAGTTATACGATATGATGCAGCAGAATTTTCTATAACTGGAACTGGAAATGTATGGATTAGTAGCAATCAAGAATATCAAAAATATTTTTCATCACTACCATTTAATGGAAAAATATATCCTACGGGGTTGATAAGAATATACTCAACACCATATTACGAAACACTTGATGGAATAACAAGACTTCAAAATGGCCCAGTTGTAGACCATGGCCGTGGACAGTTTGGAACTCAGGTAGTAGCACATTACGCTGGCATAAATTCTTATTGGACAAGTGATGACTATGTTCGTGGTTTAAATATGGAAACAGAGTATATATTTACTACAAAATTAGACGAAGATGTTACATTGCCAGCAACTTCTTTAGGAAATGCTGGAGTTAGTCATGTAACTGCAAAACAGTCAACAAGAAATAGCATAGTTAAAAACTTTATGGCAACAAGTTACCTAACAGAAACAGATGTAAATTCATTAAAGTCAACTCAGTCTGGAACAATACAGTCATCTGCTTTAGTTTTTAATGGACCTTTATTTAAAACAACAGAAAAACCATTAAACTTTGTTTCTTATGTTTATAAAGAATTAAATAATGCATATAAGCATTTTGGAACAAGAATGAGGATTATTGGAAAAATTGAAAACAGCACATCAAGAACACAAACACCAAATGGCAGTACTCCATATTATCAAATAACTGGAAGTCAACCAGATCAAAATATTAATATAGGTGGAGGAAGTGGTGGTTTAGCATTTTTATTAAATCCAGAAAACAATAATGGGTACTACTTTGAAGTTATTGCACTAACAGAGGACAACATCACATCATATTTAAAACTAGATAAAGACAATAAAGCAGAGTTTTCAATTAATAACATTGTTTTTTATAAAATAAAAAAAGAATCTTCAAGCAACAAGGCCATACCAATAAAACTTTGGGGAGGACTAACAAAGGTTTTGGTTGACGACGGCAAATTTACTGGACTACAAAGACTATCAGGAGAAGAAAATTCAACGGTATATGACTTGTCAGTAGAATATATTGACATTGGAACTACAAGAAGATTTTATTTATATTTAAACAATCAACTAATTAAGATTGTAGATGATAAGGATCCACTTCCAACATATAACAACATGGCTTTATTTGTTCGTGGTTCTTCAAAGTGCATGTTTGAAAACCTATATGCTTTATCTGAAAACTATAGTCAAAATACAGTGTTTACAGTTAATGAAACTTTAGGTCAAGTTTTTGGAGATAGTCAAGTTAACGCTACAGAGTCATTTAGAAAATATGCAATGAGTGGTGTAGTTCAATCAACATATCTATCTGGAATTAGTGCTCAGCAGCCACCAAAGTATAATCTTTATTTTGAAGAATTTGGATCTATTATGCGTGAGTGTGCATACTTTGACATTAAATATGATCGTGCATATCCAGCACTTTATGCAAAACTTTCACCTACCTTTAATAATATAAAAGGTTATACAACTTCAGGGTTTTATGCTGACTCATACGGGGCAGAATTTTTAATATTTAATGCTACAGACAAGTCATTAAACTTAGACGAAACAACTGGAAACTTTTTAAGAATTCAAGGTATAACTTTTACTCAAGACACAACACATGAATTAACCATTGATGAATTTTTTAAGAAAAGAAGTAATCTATCAGATCCAGAGTTAGTTGGAAACACATTAACATATTCCCCATTGCTTGAAAAATCAAGGTATGATGAAATAAAATTAAGTAGGTTAACCTATGGTAAAAATGAGTTTAGTATAGATAGCCCATATATTCAAACACAAGATGACGCAGAACAAATGATAAAATGGATTATAAATAAAGTTATGGTTCCTAAAAAATCTATAGGGGTAAATATATTTAGTATTCCTACACTTCAATTAGGAGATATAGTTACAGTAGACTATAAAGATAATGATGGGCTTAACCTGGTTACATCAAATTTGTCTAGGTTTGTTATTTATAATATTGAATATTCAAGGTCTCTTGAGGGACCATCTATGACCATTTATTTGAGCGAGGTGTAAGGTGCCAACTGCAGAAGAAAATATGGCTGCTCAACTTGCAAAAGCAGTAGCCTTCCGTGCACAAGGAAGAGAAGACCGTGCTGCTACAGCAGAGGCTGCTGCAGAGAGATATAGAATAATTGCTGAAGCAAAAACAAAAATTGAAACAGCATCAAAAAATATTGCAGCAATAAAAGAAAAAATTGATAATCCACCTAAACAAGATCCATCAACATACAGCGGTCCAAATAAAGGTTGGTATCAAGTCACTACTAGCAGACCTTCTTCTGCTTGTCCATCAGGACACGAACGTGTAGAAATTACATATATGGATGGCGTGGAAACAAATGTTAAATCTTTAGGTTGTTATGGAAATACTAAAAAAGTAGATGAAGAAACACCAATACCCTTAACATCTTCTTTAATAACAGAAACTAAGGTTACGCCAACCCCGCCAACTCCAACTGCAGCCCCAACGGTTGTTAGTCCACCACCACCTCCAGTAAAGACAGCACCAATAGACACAGTATTATTTGAAGACTCAGGAATGTCTATTGAAATAATGACAGACTTAATATTTGAAGATATTGGTGGGCACGAGTTATTAAGTATTTCTAGAAGTGATATTATAAATGGACAACAAGTTTCATACTCCCCAATAAAAAACCTTGGTCTAATACAGCAAAGATATAATCCAAACAATATATTAAAACTACAGTCAACTTCTGATACATATTTTGCCAACTTTGCAATTAAGTTGGAAGAAAAGGTTCCCTTAGAAGGGAATGGGATTAACGGTGAAAATGTCTATATTGAAGAAGAAACTGGCGATTTAATTATTGAGACTATTAATATGAATAATGATGAGCAAGTAGAGATTCAAATTGCTATAAATGGTACAATATATGAAGCGAACTTTGGAGCAACTACGTCATGATAACTAATATTGGTAAAAGCATAATTGGCAAATATATGCTTGGTCAGGCCCCTGCCTACGCCTCATACATTGCAGTTGGTTGTGGGCCACAACCACTACAAACAGAGGACGTTGCGGATAACTTTGCAACAAAGACAAATTTAGATTTTGAAATGTTTAGAGTTCCCATATCCTCTAGAGGCTTTGTAAATGAAAACGGTATTGATAAGATTGTACTTACCGCAGAACTACCAACAGAAGAAAGATATGAAATTACTGAGGTAGGTCTATATTCTGCAGGATCAAACCCTTCTGCTGGGGCAAACGATAGCAAGACTGTATTTTCTTTTGCACAAGGAGAACCTTGGGCTTATCACACTGCCACCGCAGCAACAGCAATACCAACAGTCTCTATACCTTTGGACGATCCACTAGATGATAATGTTATTGCAACAGACAATGTATTTCAGACAAACGCAGATAATTCTATTTTTTATAAAACAAATCGTCTTGAAAGATATGAACGTGCAAGGTTTTTAAATAACACAATATTAATTCAAGGAGATGATTCAGACTTAACTTTAGATGGTGGAGGAAGTGGTGGAGTTGATCATATTGTTATTCAACCTGGGTCAAACCATATACACCTAACTGTGCCAAATGTTGATTTTTCTAAAAATTCTCCGACAGATGAATTAAGGCTTGCATTTTCTTTGGTTAATAAAGATGGTGACTCTGTAGCAATTCCAGACACAATTAGAATACTGGTTGATTTTGCAGGTACTGATGTTGCAGAGCCAAGCGTTTATGCAAGGTTTGAAGTTGACATTGAAGATGGTTTTGATGGATATGACTTTGAAACAAATAGATATTTCGTAGTATCAAAACAACTTCAAGAACTATATACAACTCAAAACTTTACATGGGAAGCAGTTACAGTTGTTAAGATTTATGCTTGCGTTATTGATACTGGAGTTAGTGGAGGGGCACTTCCCTCATCTGATTATTATATTGCACTAGATGCATTAAGGCTTGAAAATATTGCAACAACAAATCCACTTTACGGTTTGACTGGTTATTCGGTTATTAAAAATGATACTTCTGCAACTATTATTAAATCACCAAATACAAGCAATTATATTGAGTTTAGATTTTCTATTGGTGTAACATAATGGCTGATGCAAATATTAAAAAAACAAGAATTTTAAAATCGGCACTACCACCAATTGACCATGATACTTTAAAGTATAGTACAAGGTATAGAATTATTTCTGAAGATAAAAACAGAACGTCACATTGGTCTCCAATATATAACTCTGATGGTACTGATGTTATTGCGACAAGTGGTGCAGTATCTAAGACAGGAAACGTTGTTACGGCTGTATGGGGAGATGAAAATGATTTTCCAGAATACGATGTCTTTGTTAAGTTTGACTCGAACGACTTTTTTTATCATGGAAAATCAAAAGTACATTCATATTCATTTTTAAAAACTGGGACTACAACAGTCAGAGTAAAGGTTCAAATTGTTTCATCAAAAAAAGAAATTAAGGCAGCACTAAATATCTTTGACTCTGGCACAGTGTCTTTGGTATAATATTATAGGAGGAATAAAATGGCAAAAGTACCACTACCAGAAAGAGGACAACCTCTTGATGTTACGTATATTTATCAATTAGCAGAGGCCGTTAACGACCTTTCTACATCTATTTCTGACGCAACATATAATTATACAGATGTTGACGTAGTTGGAGCAGAAAAGAAAAGTCTAAAAACTTCAGACACAAAGTTTGTTGGAAAATATAAATCAATTGCAAATAATGAAACAGTAACTGCTGGGCAAGAAAAAACTTATTCTGTAACATTTTCTAACTTTAAATTTCCTCCAATTGCTACAGCATCAATTGTAAATATCAGTGGTACGACTGCTGGATCAAACACAAGCGTTGTAATAACTTCTATAACAACTTCAGAGGTTCAGTTTATTGTAAAATTTGGAACTTCTGGAACAGCCTCAGTTGCTGTTAATGTTATTGCAATTGGTGTACCAAATTAATATGACATGTAAAAGATGTGAAGGAAAGATGTTTGTTGATAGGATACATTCAAACATAGATCACCTAGAAACATATTGTGTAAAGTGTGGAAATAGAAAATTTTATCATCCACCTAGCGAATCTATGGAGGGAAAATGGTTACTGCAAAAGGAAAAATTCAGAGCGAAGAATATAATAGCGAACCTATAATTCCTGGCGGTAAAAAAATATGGTTTCTTAATGGAGACTTAGTAAGACTTCATCATAGTTCTAGATCAACAGGAATGGTAACCGTTTATAATATTAACAAGGATAGATTAGAAACTTGTTTACGTTCTGACTTTAGAAGAAATAGAAAAAAGGCATATACTGTTGCAGAGACTGCTAAGTTAGTTAATCGTCATAGAAAGTATATGCCAAGATTAATAAAACGAGGAGTCATACCTCCTCCAGTTGGATCAAGCATTGATGGAAAAACGGGATGGCAAATTAGATCTTATTATTCAGAAGACCACGTTAAAGAGATTTGTGCTATACTTGCAACTATACATATTGGACAACCAAGAAAAGATAAATTAATAACAAATAACAT